AGCATTTAGTAGACGCATTTATGTTATCTATACACGCTATATCAGTCCACTTTGATGAGCTATTCTCCAAGCTTGCGCCACCTATCATTATGAACACTGGTAAGCAGTTATCAGATATGCTTTCATCAGTACCTGTCGAGGTTGAACAAAGAAGAATGAATGATAGGATGTTAGAAGTTGAACGAACACCGGCAGTATACCACGTTGGATATAAGCCTATGAGGGAAGGTAGATTCTCTAGGTATTATGATGGACCTGGCGTAAACATGCCATCCAGACCTCCAAATAAGGATTGGGGTAGAGGACGAGGTGGCTCCGGTTGGGGTAGATAATGACAGACAATTTAGACAGAACACATGTTGATTTTCCACATGAACCAAAGGAAAGAAATGTGGGTAGTGTGGATGTCAATGATGTCGTTGGGGGACTGGCATCGACATCCATATTACCCTATATGCACCGTTCATATGCAAATCCACTCATCACTACCGCCGCTGTGCTTAAAACAGGTGGAAAGGTAATGAGAAGAGCACGGAAGCTGAGGCGACAACTATACGAAGCTGTCCCTAATAACTTCAGTATAGATGTTGGAGACATGGACGGTCATATTAGTGGGACGTCTATATCACTAAATGACATTCTGGATACTATGAAAACTATCAATACTCCTGGTATTCCAGAAGGTGAGCGACATGCCGCCAGGGCTCAACTGGCAGAAGTAATGAAGTACTTATGGTATCCTAACTCTAAAGTGAACGATGTCAAATACAGCAAGAACGCAAGAAAGGTATTTGGATTCATTATTAGTAACGATGTTGTAAAGGATGCTGATAGAACGGTATATGAATCACTAGTGGCTTATGACAGATATCTGGCAGCAGATAGAGCTTCTGGCGGTATGTCAATGCGAAATTCAGTAGTGCGTGCAGATACATTGTTTTCTGTCATTGATGGAAATGCCAGTGCTTCCAGAGAAGTCCTGGCTGCTGCACAAGAGATAGAAATGCAACTAGCCACACATATAGACGGTAAGGCCTTTTGGCAAGCAGATGATTCTGGTATAGTTCATTATTCACTGGAGAATGAAGCAGCGTTCTTAGGTAGGGCGCTTACAAATACAGGCCAGGAACGTGATTCTGTTGCCGCCATGAATAGTGGCAATACAAATGTATGGATAGCGGATAGATTGTCTACAATCAGGTCGATAGCCGCTTCTAGATATGATTACAATAAAGTAGCTCATATGCAGATGGGAAGACTAAAAGCTAATAATAAGACCATCGATCTTATGTATATGGCATATGGTGTCTCTGTGCATGACGCTATTGGTCATAACTTTGATGAAGATATTAGTACACTTCTAAGGAGCTAGTATGTTTAGTTCATTACCAACTATTATAAGTGCATTAAGAGATGTTAGGAAGCTTTTATATATCAGGCGGTCTTTTGCTATGAGTAGTACTCAGCATTATCCCGATATATGGAGTGATCTTGTTGGTACAGATCGGTACTTCCCAGTTAATATAAGTCAAATCGTACTTGGTAGCGTTATAGAGATGGCTACTCAAATACGTGCGTCCGTAGGTCGTTCTTCAAATACAATACGAGAGATATATGAAAAGCTGCCTGCAAAACAGACTCCGCTCAAAAGGCTATTTGGTGAATCACTAAAAGCAGCAGACTCTATTGTTAAAACACTTGATAATGAGATATCTGAGAGAGTAAGGGAAACTAATAATATTGAATCTGTTGCTGGAGATATGACAGAGGCTATAGAACATATTGAAGCTTTAGATAAGACTATAGCATTTGTTGAGTCAATTATAGGAGAAGGACCCCTTATTATTAATAGTGATGATGGAACAGGTGCAGCTGATGGCGTAATTAGTAAGATTACGTCTATGTGGGAATCGGATTCGGGTGATGTTCTTGAAACATCTGATACAGGAGATAATGCTGAGATGGACAGTCGGCTTAATACACATGCGCCAAGCAAACGAGAACTATATGTATCAGAAAGCAACCCATATCTGAGCGATCCAGTTCCTTATAGTACACTTACTGGTATGGAAGGGCTAGAGTCACTTATGAATGATCCGGTGAATAGTCCAATGAATCAATATCAACCGTAGGTGCTATAATGGGATTATTTGATTTTCTACTTGGCGAAGATGAGGCAGATGAGCAGTTAGATACTGCTTCTGAAGATATGTCAGAACTTACTGAAGATGAGAAGAGAAAGTACGAACGCATTATCAGAATATGGAATAGGTTATTATCATAATGAGTGATATATTCTCTACATTTGGATCAGTTATAGAAGGAGCTCTTGCGTCACGTAGAACTACGGCCAAGAACTCTAGTCTTAACATTGTACCAGCAGTCCCGCAGGGGCATTATCCGGCTGAATTGACGGTTGCCACCTGGGGATATGCTCATTATTCTACTAGAGATCAGTTTGTTCCTCCACCATTTAACGTTAACGACATTGACGTAGCTGTGTGGATAGATGGTATTGCGGCTAGTGCTATCAAGAAATATGAACAACTTATCTTCAAGGAAGGCATCTATTTAGATGCAAAAAGACCAGAACTGAAAGAATACATTGAGAAAAGGTTCGACGTATTCAGTCTTACGGCAGCAGGTGGATTAGAGTGGCTTCTTAAAACCATAACATCCGATATTCTGCGTTATGGTAATGCGGTCTTTATTAAATCACGATATAGAAAAGAACAGATGGGTAAGGTTAATCGCCTTGCCAGAAGTCGTTTTAAAAGAGGTATCAAGGGCATTACAGGTATAAGACCTGTTAGCGGTTATTGGCAACAGGAGTTTGCTCAGATAGAAGCTCGTATTGCAGATAATGGCGTGCCTGTTGAATATCAACAGGTGCAGAATAACCAAACTGTAGCAAAATGGCCTGCAAAAGATGTAGCCCACTTCACATGGGATAAGCCAGCCAAGCTAATTTGGGGTAGACCCTTAGTTCTACCTGTCATTGATGATATCAAACTTCTTAGGAGTATGGAACATCACGCTACAGACTTGTTTTACAGATATCTTAATCCATTAATACACGTAGCTGTCAACGCAAAGGACCCAGTACATGGTGGAATGGCACCAGAAGGGTACGTTGCAAGCTATGGGAGATTATTTGATACAATGCCTCCAAATGGTGTAGTCGTTACAGATGGTATGACAACTATTACGTCAATCACAGGTAACGAAGGAGTGCCTGCTCGAGACTACTTAGATTACTTCTCTCAAAGAGTGATGGTCGGTATGGGCCTTTCAGAGGTTGTTTTAGGCATAGGCAACACGTCTAATAGAGGAACATCCGATACTATGGTTGCTCTAGTAAGAGACAATATAAAAGCTTTCCAGGAGAGCATTGCTAGACAGTTTAATGAAATGGTTATCAGAGAGATGTTGCTGGAAGCCAATGTCGATGTGTTAGATCCGAAGAACAAAGTAGAAGTTAAGTTCAGAGAGATTGATATAGACCTTGAGATTAAGAAGAATCAAAATGCCGTCACCTTATGGCAGAATAATGCTATTACACATGAGGAGTTTAGACGACAGCTTGGTCTTGATATACTGAAACCAGAAGAAGAAAAGAGACTATATACCAATATGATAGAAAAGTCTATGGTTGAGCTTGAAGGCAAGATCCAAAAGGATGTTGGTCAAACTGTAGCCAAGGCTAGACCAGCCGCTGGTACCGCCAGTGGTGGCGGAAGTACAAAAAGCGCTAAGAAGAAGTCTGATAAGAGTAATCCTACATCACGTAGAACAAGCTCTAAAAGGACAGCTTCAACACGCAGTAATCCAAGTAACCAGCATGGTAAAAGGACAGGAACAAAGCGCAGTACCGAAGACTTTGACATGGAAGCGACAGAAGTTGCCGTTGGTTGGCTGGCTGACATACTTGCCACAACAGTCGACGCTGTAAAGGAAAGCGACTTGTCAGATCTTGATCCTGTTAAGGATATAGACAATCCCCTTATTATTACAATAGAGGGGCTAGCTCGATTGGGCTTTGATGTACCAATGTCACTACCGGAAGCAATCAATAAAACAAGAGAGATTGTGAATGAGTATATCAGTGGCAACATAGACCTTAGTGATATTAAGGTATCGTTACAGGAAGGGGTGTTTGCTCCTTCAGGAGACGAAGACGATGAGTAGACATATAATAGTGGATAATAAGCGTGGATTCGCTTACAACATTCATACTGGCACCGTAGATATAAAAGAAGACCTTGTATTTTCAGAGGCAGCAATTCCCTTAGCTGACTCTATTAGGGTTATTGAGTCTGCGGAGACAGATGACGGTGGCGACTCAAAGATCATTGTCCCAGAGATAATTGCTATGGTAGAGGGTATCTCTCATAATCATAGAAAGTACACTTCTGAGTCAATGAAACGCAGACGAAGCAATAAACAAGGTTCTCCGTCTGGTGTGTCGTCATTTACTATCCCTGTTGGTCGCCCAATACTCATCAACCATCAGTTAGAAGCAACACCTCCATACAAACCTATAGTTGGTAGGATTCGAAAGGCACAGTATGTAAAAGAAGGTCGAGATCCTAATGAGCCTAAAGCTCACATAAAGATATGGCCCGAAATTACAGACCCTTATGCAATAGAATCCATTGAAAACGGTGAGTTCCTTAGTGTAAGCATTTATGCCACAACTGAGCATCTTACCTGTTCAATATGTGGTACAGACATTATTGAGCAAATGACAAACATTGTCACTAAGACAAAGAAGAAAGGCGGTAAGGAAGGTGTAGATTTTGAGGAGCTCTTCCTTGAAGCTATGGATGATGAGGACGGCTGTACACATATGCCAGGATTCAAATACGATGGCAAGGAATGTTACTTCACAGTAGGTGACTTTTGGGTAAGAGAAACGTCGTTTGTGACAATTCCAGGCATTGATCAGGCAAGAGTGGTAAAAAGAAATACAATGGCAGCCCAAGAATCGGTTGAAATGGATACAAGTGTCAAGAATAGACAAATATGGCCTACTATTGCATTTGTAAGCGAAGCCGATCTATTAGGTGACTTTGAAGGAAGTATTATCACCGAAGCGATAGAAGATAAGCAAGAAGATATAAAAGAACAAACAAACAATGATGAACCTGTCAATGAGCAGGTTATAGGATGCGAAAGAGAGAGTAAAGAAATGAAGATCACTGAAGAACTAATTCTGAAGATACTCGGCGGGGAAGCAGATGCTTCTGAGCTTGAGTCTGAAGACCTTGCTAAGCTAGCAACAGTAGCTAAGACGAAGCTTGCTGAAGCAAACGACAGTATCGAAGGCTATAAGAGTGATCTAGAAGCCAAAGATACCAAGATTGCAGAGTTAGAGGCAGAGGTCGAGAAAGTCGTTAGCGAACGAGATGACTTTTCTTCAGCTCTTAAAGAGATGAAGGATAAGACTCATCAGGCAGCAGTGGACGGTTTTGTTGCCGTGCTTGAGGGTGACCTTGGGCGTGAGCTAGACGAAGAGCAGCGTAAGGCTGTAGAAGCACTTGACACCAGTCAGTTAGAGAGCCTGACCGGTATTATTGGTGAGAAATCACTTGACGAGGAGATTAAAGACCTAGAACAGGAAGATCCAGGTGAAGGTAAAGAAGGGATAACCAAACCTGAGGACACAGCTCCAGAAGGCAGCGACGATTCTAAAAAGGATAAGAATGCTGACCAAATCACAGCGGAGACATTCCTAAAAGGTCTTACCAGTTAAACGATAACGTTTTGGAGAGATAGAAAGATGCAAGAACAGCGTCCATATATACATTCAGCCAGAACCAACGTTCATCTGATTACTAACCACGACCTAGAGTTAGCTCCACCAAACGAATTCTACGTTGATAAGAACGATGTCCCTTCAAAGTTCCATTTCGTAGATCGTTGGGGGAATCATAACTATACTGCCGAAGAAGGTCAGGTTGTTATTGGTCAGGGACTGATCGTTGGTCTCAAGGATAACCCTTATAACGTTGCCCCAACCCTAAACGCAACTGAAGGTATTCCACCATATAGTCAGATTGTAGACAGCCCGTCTATACCTGACCTTGGTTCAGGACTACCAGGTTTCGAGCACAGGAGATGGCAGAACCTTGTAATTGCTGACAGTAATTCAATAGGTGACACCGACTATCCAAACGATGTTTGGCCAATCGGTATGATGTTCACTCATGCTTTTGAAAACATTCACGAGCGTGGTTCAGGTAACGATAACACCGTGTATGTAAACTCAGTTATTGAGCTACCATACGTCGGTAGAGCATTTGCGGAAGATATGCAGCTTGGTTGTGTAACCGGTGCATATGATTCGCAGGAGAGAGCAGTTGCCGCTGGCGACTTCCTATATCTAGGAGGTTCTAACGACGGTAATGATAGCAGAAACATTGCTGGTAAGTTCCGAAAGGCACTTGCAGCAGAAGATGACCCACGTTATATCGTAGGTCAGGTTTGGGAGCTTAGAAAGAATATCACAATGCGTGGTTGGCTAGATAAAGTCGAGCTGGCTTTCCTAGATCACGAACATGCAAAGACATTCTTCACAGACCCAACAACTGTAGACTATGGTCCATACGCCCCTGGTTCGGAAAACAACCCTTACAAGTGGCCTGGTCCTTATGTACATACAGGCGGTATGGGTCGTGGAATAGTTTCCATGACAACCGGTGAAGATCTTGGTGTATCAATGCGCCAGAGTTACACAGTTACAACTGGTACTGGTACTGAGACTACACAAGCACAGATCTTCAGATATCATGATGCTGGACAGACAATCGGTTACTGTGACACAGATAACACAGCAGTTACAGTTGTTAACACAACTAACGCTGGTAGAACCGTTACATGTTCGAGTATCACAGCAGCTGGTGTTATTAGCCTTGATTGTTCAGGTGCTAATGCAGCAGACGTATTGACAATCACATTCACAGCATATGGTCAGGTTCCTGGCGTACCTGTAAACTTCTTCCCAACAGACGGAACAGGTGCAAAAGAGGTTACCGCTAACTACGGTGCCGCAACAGGTCTTGCAACCATTGTGCTGAAGTTTTAAATAGGAGGTACTGAATAGTTATGTTTATAAAAGACACAGCATACACACAGAACCTTGACCTAAGGGAACAGTATCTCCAGAAGCTTAGTGGCTACCTTGAAGTTCTTACTTCAGAGGATGCCAAGAAAGACATTGGAAAGGAAGAAGCTAGTCTAATTGAAGCAGCTAAGAGTTTTGGTAGTAATATTGAAGCTACTGCTGATATTGATAAGCTTGCTGCCGTTGAAAATGCTCTTACTGAGCTTGCAATGGCTGAGCGCACAGGCGTTGTAAAGCCATTCGGGGACAGACTTGCAGAGTACGTTAGAAGTTCTGGAAAGGACCTCAAAGAGTCAGTAGCATCACACAACTACTCGTCTCTAGTACCTCAGGTAATCGCCGGTGAGTTTATTCCTACCACAGAGTGGGAATACATCGGCTCACAGATCCTAGGAAGAAAGAGAGTTCAGACATCGAATACGATGGTTGAGCTTTACGCTACAACTCCTATGAGCGCTGAATGGACCGCAGAGGGACAGCGTGGTAGAGAGCACGTAGTCGACATCATGACCTTCAGGAAACTACAGGTCAAGATTAGACAGTTCCAAATTGCTCTATCTTTCACACGTGAAGCGCTAAGAGATGCTATGTGGCCAATCCTGGAAACTCACACTCGTGAAGCTATCGCAGCGATGCGTAGATTCCGTGAGGAGCATATCTGGGAGCAGTTTACAAGATACGGACACACAGTGTTTGATCCTGATAACAGTTCTACAGCATACGCTACTACAGGTATTGACGGAACATATACATACAATGACACTATGTCAGTGTATGACTTCCTAGACCTAGTGGCAACTCTATACCTCTGGGGATTCAAGCCAACGGACATTATGATGCATCCAATGCATTATCTTGTATTCGTTAAGACTGCTATGAGAGGTGGACTATTCCTACCTGAGGCTAACAAAGCAGCTATTGCTTCTAGCTTCAATCCAGGATCGCTTCCACAGCAGGACGGAAGTTCAGCGGACTCCTTCATTTCAAGTCAGCTTGGCGGACTTATTCCTAACGTGTGGACTACACCTTACATTCCGTTTGATGTACGAAACATGAAAGCTAACGTTTACGTTATCGATAGAAATCAGGTCGGCACAACTCTTGAAAGAGAAGGTATGAGAAGAATTGAATGGGATGATATGACTCGTGAAGTTAGATTCATCAGATTCAAGGACGAAATGGGCGTAGCCATCTACAACGATGGACGTGCCATTGCTAAGGCTGTTAATATTGCAGTTGACGTTGGTTACAACCAGGATATTACTTTTGTGTACAACATTGGTAACTAATCTTTGTTGAAGCTGATGTTAACTACATCATACTAGACTCAGTGAAGAGGGTCGGGTGCAAGCTCACCCGGCCCATCTTCTTATCAGGTGGAAAATGCCTCCAGTAACGAATAGAGTAAGAATCATTAATCAGAGTCCAACACCCTCTCAAACAGGAGTGTTGATTACTGCTACAGTCGTGGTAGAGTTCAATCTCGACATGGAGCCTACTACCCTGACTGAGTCGAACGTCTTGCTATTAAAGAATGGCACTGACGTTGTTGATATCGCTATTACATATGATGAATTTAGGCGTCAGATGACACTTACACCAAGTGCGGATCTTGACCCTGGTACAAAGTATTATGTCCTCATTCGTGGTACAGAGGACGATGAAGATGACTCACCAGAGATTGCTGGTGTACTTGGTGTAGATGATGAGCCACTAATTGGGTACTACAGTACGTTCTTTACTACTGAGTTCTCAGCGCTTGATGCTCCTGTGTTAAGTAGACCGCCGATTGGTGCCGCTGTGTCTCATATAGATATCGAACCACCAGATCAGCTTCTATATTGGAATGAGTCTGAAGTATATGCTACAGATACAACTACGACACCAGTAGCTGTTGGTGCTATACTTGCCGATACTTATATTATCAACAACGTGACTGTCACGATTACAGCAAGAACAACGCTTAAATCAAGTCATGACAACGCAATCCAGCTAGCGGCGTATATCAACGCTTCTGGAGCCCCAATTGTTGCCTCTGCAAACGCAAATGGCACAATCACTCTAACCAGCAATGCGACTGGATCGGACAACCCTGTGGTTATCGAATCTGTTGGGACATATGATATGGCCAATCTTAGTGAGCTTGGCACTTACATGGCTAATCCATTGGCACCTCCAGGAAGCGCATATGTAGTAGAAGCTGAAGACGTTACGTATCAAGTTCAGATAGCTGAAGATTCGCTATTCAGTTCTCCTGAAGTTGACGTAGATAGTATCGAAGATTTATACTACACACCAGGGGCTATTCTGCCAACAGCGCAGTTGTATTGGAGAGTAAGAGCAAAAACCGCAACAGTAACATCTTCATGGTCTGAGATTAGGACCTTTTATAATGGGATACAGGAGGGTGATGATATAACCGATGGTGATATTTATGTATCACCTATAGGAGATCCGTTCCTGGTTACATCTCATTCACCAGTATCTGATAGTGTAAATAATTATAACTACCAGATTACTATTACATTTAATGAGGATGTGTACGTGGACAGTGTAACAGATGACTGTATTGAAGTAATAGGTAAATCACTCCTAGCTTGGGAAAGTGACGTAGGTGAGATCTTAGGGACGTGTGAATTACAAGATGATGGTAGGACTATCACATTTACACCAACTATCTCATGGGGAGCTACTATATCGTGGGCGGCACCACCTTCAACATGGAATGTGGATACAATCAGGATATATCGCTCAACAAGTAAGGATGGAGTATATACATTAATAGACACTATCTATCCATCTACAACACCAGACTATCTTCCTACAACATACACTGACACGTCGGTAGTATCTACCGATCAGACTATATATTGGTATCGAGTTGAGTTTCTTGGTACACCAAACTCAACATCAACACCTGATGAAGACTGGTGGCCGGAGACAACTCCAACAGATGAGTTGTACAACGCTTATCCTCAGTACGCCCCTATTATGGGACGTACCGGTGGGTTTATGGATAACCAGATATATAGAGTTACAGTAAGTAAAGATATATACTCATCATCGGGAAGTACAACTACTACGAAAGATGTTGCTCTGGGGCAGGATTATACATTCTACTTCACATCAAAGATATATCCTCTATATGCTACGATTACAGAATTAGAGACAGTAGTGGGCCCAGAGTTTCTAACTAAGTTCTCGACGATAGACGTATATTCTATGCTAATGTACAATAGCTATTCTGCGTACCATGCTACAATCTTCACAGCATTGACGTCACCGGAGTACACACTAGAGCAGTTTGTGGACCTTGACTATTATCTTGGTCTGAAAAGGAAGTACTTCACATGTTACGTAGTTAATAAGACCGCATATGATATGCTTAAACGTGTTAATCATATTGATGCACAAATTGGTCGTTCAGTACAGATTGGCGACTTCAAGATAGCAGATTCAAGTGCGGGAGCAGATGGTATCGATCCTAGAATCGAAGACTTTCTGGCATTAGCACAGGCATGCTTAATGCAATTTAGTAATGCATTCTACAACAACGTAGCTACATGGGCTATAAAAGCATCGCCAATGGAATATTATGGATATCCACCGTATGCACCACCATATGAAAGACGTTCATGGTGGAGTGACAGTGAGCATCCACATAGAGGATATTAATGGCTAATAACGACATCACCATCAGTGTATCAGATGTTACCGTCACATCGGCGAAGGTAACAATAGATAGTAATGCGACGCTCCAGGCAGGTGCGACATATTCTGTTTGGTATGAGGATCGCTCATACGATGACGATGAACGTGATAGATATAAATGGTACGGTGGCCATGTACCTGTTACAGACACAGAGATAGTTATTAATGGGCTTCTTCCAGATGCCACATATTATGTGAGGGTGTTTGAAGTCGACGTAGGTGACTCTCCAAATCCAGGACTTATATATGACTACAGTAGTGAGAGTAGTTTCAGTACCAATGCCACTTTGGAGAATCCTAGACTAAGCAATCCATACTGTACCACAGTACCGTCAGATGACAGCCCAGGTCCAGGTGATCAAATTACAGAAAGT